TTCCTTTTAATTCAACTTTAATATATTCAATGCTACCATTAGTCGCCGATAATTCTACATTAGATTGTTGAGTCGTTACCGTACCGAAATCTGTAGCAGAAGTTAATACCGCGCCAGATCCAGGATTTAATTCATCAGCATCTAAAACTTGATATTCAACATCCAAGTAACTTTCTCCTGGATTATCGATAATAACGCCGGTAATTGCCCCTGTAATGTTATCGATATCAGGACGAATTACGGCATCTTTACCCGTAGATGAAACAATAGTAATTGTAGTAGAATCTGGATGATAGCCAGAGCCGCCATTAAGTATGACTACATTGTCGATCTCGCCATTGTTATAATAGCGAGACGACATTGAAGTTGTAACTGGGATAAAAGCTGGAGTTGTAAATTTCCGTTGGAGTATTAGCGGAATAGAATACATGAATTTCCAAACATACCCATCAGATTCTTTAAACGGTAGATTATCTGTGTTAGACGGTTGGATTAATGACGGAGCATTATTGTTGTTGTCTAAACATTTATAAACATTGTTAGAAGAAGTAACGATATAGAACTTAGCAGTTTCAAGGGAAGAAGCTCCAGAATTAGCCAAGTTGGTCGCCGAGTAAGAATCATCATAATGATCATAAACTGTTCCGTTAGACCAGTCTATTCTGGGTATAACGAAAGAGATGTCATTGATAGAAACGCGCTTAACTAGAACGATGTCTCGTTTCGTTTGTTGTTCGTAATGGAAAGTTGCGTTAGGAGTTTCCGGTTCATCTGAAATACCATACGGCAAAGCCTTACCGATGAAATAATAAAATTTGACGGTATTGCTTTTGATGTCCCGAAAGGTTGATTCAGCTAAAGCGATATGGAACCCTTGATTAATAATGGAGCTCATATAAATCCTAAGAAATTGTAATTACCCAAGTGATTGTGATAGTATCAGCAGCTTCTTTTGTAATTAATGGAAAAACAGTTCTTGCTAACATAGCAGTAGTGGTATTTGTAGCATTATTAAACAAACCAGCTTCAGTTAAATTGCCAGTAGAAACTCCAGGAGCAAAAGTAGCAACATAAGTAACGGTATTAGTCGCAGGAGTAGTAGAAGTAAGAGCTACTCTATTAGAGATTTGACTTTCTAAAGCAACATCAGCAATAACAGCAGCAGTGGTACCAGAACCAACAGCCATATGAGTCATTGCTCCAGTACCGCCAGACAACAATGTAGCAATAATAGTTTTACCTGAAGACACAACAAGATTAGAAATAACTTTATCTGTTACTTCATTTTTAGCATTTGTTTTAACAATAGAAACAACGCCTTGAATAGAACTTTCTGAGTTTAAAATCATTTTTATAATACCTTAAAAATTGGTTTGGATTGTACCTTCCGCGTAATCAGTCGCGTAAGATTCTAAGAAATAAGCAATACTAGATTTAAACAAAACAATAGAGCCGGTATCAGAAACATATCCTGAATCAGTTAATGGTTTACTTAAAGATAATATTTTACTTTCGGAGACTGAAATTGAACCAGTCAGTTTTTTACCTAATGAAATAGATTTGGTATCTGTTTCTGTTATAGAATCAGTTAACCGTTTATTTAATGAAACATGACTGCTATCGTATAATACCGTGGAATCAGATAAATGTTTATTAAATCCAACAGTAGAAATATCGTTAGCCGAATATGAATCCGTTAATGGTTTACTTAATGATATTTCCTTAGTATCAAATGAATCTGTAGAATCATTAAAGGTTCTAGCTGTATTCCCAATAATACTAATGTTATCGGTTATATTAATTTCATCGTTTAATACTTTATTTAATACAATTGAATTAACGTCAGAAATATCAGTTATAGAATCAGTTAAATGTTTACCAACGGATATTCTTCTGGATTCCACAAACGCTAATCCTTCTGAATAATCAATAGAATAATCATTTAAGAAATAAGATAATTCAGAATCATAATTTATTAATACAGTATCATCATCGCATAATACAGAATCGGTTAATTGTTTCTGTATATCAATTTCAATTGAATTATAGCTTATTCCTTCACAATAATCTAACCAGTAATCGCTTTCCGTATAAGATACTAATGGATCTATTATAGGGTGTTCTAAATCATAAACTGAAGAGTAATCTTCTAATATTTTAATGGTTTCAAAATAATTAAATTCAGTGTATTCTATTAGTTCAGATAAACCTTTATTAAACAATTTAGAATTATCATCAATTGGAGAATCAAGTAAATCCGTTAATACTTTTTCGAATACCTTAGAATTCGCATCTTCCTGAGGATCTAATGTATCATGTAAATATTTCTCAACAAAGGCGGAATTCTCATCGCTGAATAGTAATATTTCCGTATAGAAACTTCTGAAGAATACCCCTATAGATTCTAATTGAGAAGATAAATCAAGAGTATTATTTAAGTTGTATTCGCCAAACATTAAATAGCCGGCTGGATTCAATACATTTTTTATAATGTTTTTGTATAGCTGGATATCCTCTGATATTTGGATAACATAAGAATAAATTTGATAATAATAGTTATCCTGTAATACAAACGCATCAGATAAGAAACCATTACCAGAAGTATAAGATCCAGGATATTTCCGAATAGAACCAATTTGTAATTCAACAATAGCGGTATCTAAATCATCAATATAGTATCCAGGTTGAACCGTGTAATCAGAATAGAATGTTCCTATTAATTCACCGGCGTAATCTATATCAGCATAATCAACAAAATAGGTTGGAGTTGTGATTGTACCATTTTCAACGAACCCAGAAGTGTAATCATATAAAAATGATGGATCAAATTGTTCAGATTTGGTATAAGATGAAGTTAAATTGAAATACGAATCTTGAGTGTAACCAGAACCAAACGAGACTAATTGAACAGATTCTATTCCGCCAGTAGAATTAACCTTAACAATTTTACATTTTGCTCCATTGGCGCCGGCATTATCTAAATCAAATATTTGACCTAATCTAAATTTGTTACCCTTTTTTGCTATCCTTAATGAAGCCAGAGTCGGTTGTACTACACACCAGATATCCTCAAATATAATTGAGCTATAATTTTCAATATCATTATGGTAAAATTGTTCAAGGAAAATTTCATATTGTTGATTGTTAACCGCCCTAACTCTACTGACATATAATTCTACTGTCTTTTGAGACGAAGTTAAATTAACATATTTACCAGCTAGATCATAAACGTTAACGCTAGAACTTTTATATTGGATAGCCGAAGGAGCGGCAATTCTAGCATCTGTGGTTAGAGTTAAACCGGTATCAGAAGAGATATATTGGATCTTACCAATGATTTCATTTGTATCTGTTTTATGGAGTAAAGAACCAACAGTTAATTGATTAAAATTAGTATTATATCCTGTAACAGTTCTAGACGAAGTAGAGGTTATAATAGAGCCAACGCCAATAACATAATTTTTATCATTTAACCATGAAGCGGATATACCGGTATCATTTTGGGATACAGTAACTAGAACAGAGACTTCTTGTTTCCATTTACCATCAGATGCTTTTAATATATAATCTTTAGGGTAAAATATTTCAATTTCTTTACCGAATAAATGACGGAATAGAATTCTGAAAGATTCTTCCGAGCCTTTAGCCGAGTAGAATTCTTTTATGTGTTTAAGGAATAATTTATCATCAGTTAAGGATAAAGGAGGAATATCCTTAATACCTAGTTCTGATTTGATGTAGTCGGTAAATAAATCAAGATTATCATCAATTGACCTTAAATTATCGAAGGCTCGGAATTGTTCCTTTTCAATGTATTCATAATATAACTCAAGAAAACTAATAAAATTGCCATATTTCGGTATGGTGAATTCCGGAAACTGAGCAGATAAAAGCGAGGATAATTTATTTTTTAGCATAGTTATCTGCTCTTAGTAAACGCATAATTTGTTCCTCCAACAGAAACGTTATCAGCAATAGCATTGATATTGATATTGTTTATGTCTAATTGGACAATGTTATGTTGAGTTGAAATAACATCATTAGAAGCCGGTTTGATTACCAATTCAAATTTGGTATTAACTAATCTTGAGATAGAAACTTCATTGATTTGAATGGATCCTAAATCATAATTAACCGACCCATAATAACCAGTTGAATATATTTTATTGTAATCAGAGTCTAACGAATATTTTTTAAGTTTACCTAAACCATCATCTTCCAAATAGAATACCGTGGAGTTATCCCCTGTAATATAGAATCCAGTGGATGTAACCGCTTCTTCCGGAACGCCAGCCGCATAGATTGGATTATGTAAATCTATGGAATAAGGCGTTTTTGTATTAAAGTAAACATTGACTGGTCTGCGAACAGCGATAGTCGTGATATTGGATAAGATAGACGGATCTACATTATCAATCAATTTTAAAAACTTAGAATATCTGAATACAGAATCAAACTGTTTTAGATAAGTATTATTGTAGTCCCTAACGATAATATCAATCGCTGTAATAATATCCTGTTTGGTTTTGGTTGTAGCCGCTTTATTATAATGAGCTGTAATATTAACTTGGAGATTAATATAATTTGGATCAACGAATTCCGGAGTTACACCAATAACGTTTCTGTTTTTGAGTAAATCATTTTTGATTAGTTCTTTTTCAGCAGCTGATAATTTGCTCGAATATTTGGGTTTGATACAAAGAAATACTTTACCATAAACAGGAGGGATATTATCTTCGCCTCCCCAAACATTAATGGTATCAATGTTGGTATAATTAGCCTTTAATACAGATAGATAATCATTAGCAGTAACTGCCCTGTTATGAGAATTTAATAGTTTAGGCGCATTAAACCTAATTTCAGAAGCCGTTTCAGGTTCATCGCCTCCTGATGAGGGAATTACAGTGATAACGAAAGAAGAGCCGCCTAGTTCCGGAATGGAGGAATTTAACGAGAACTGGCGAATGTCATTAGCTTCGGCTCTGTTTGTGATGAAGTATTCTATTGTTACTATATTGCCATTTGTTAACGCTTTACCGAATTTATCATTACCAAAATAGATTTCAAATTTGTTATCATATATTTCTTTTACAAAGAATACTTTATCTATTGGTTTGGTGTTAATTATATCAGTCGCTTGAGTGAAAGTAGATACGACAGTAGAAGAGCTAGATTCCCTTACAGTGACTTGAATAGTGGAGACATCAACATTTTTGTTAGAGATTAGGTATTTGGTTGTGTCTGAGACCAGATATGTTTCGTAGTTAGGAATGCCTTCTTTGATTGGTACAGAATTGGATCTATAGATACCATTAACAGGAATAACTGAGATATCTTCGGTATTGTAGAAGAAATAGTTTTTGCCATTAGCCGCCGCAGTGAAAGTGGAGTATTTCGGTAGGATAGCGGAAGGCGGAGTTAATGTTGGATTAGAGATAATTAGATCAACAATAGCGGTAGAGCATTTAGCAGATCTTGGTAGATAGCCTAGCATTGAAGCAATAGAGACTATACTTTCGCGTTTTGAGGCTGAATCAAGGAACGATTCATTTAGTGCCATGTTGGTGTAGAGCGAATTGTAATGGGTATTATAAGCTAGGATGTCTATGAGTAAAGATAGACCAGAACCTTCAAAATCATAATCAGATAAAGTTGACTGACCTTTAAGAAAGTTTTTAAGATTAAATTTTATATTTTCAAAATCAAGTTCAGAAACGTTTATTTGTTTATTCATCGTGTGCGTTCCAGTGAAAGGTTAAGCGCGTAAGGCAAATTGGACATCGGTATATAGAATTCTATGGAGATGTTTGCCGTGTTTTTATCTGTATCCGGTTGAATAGAAATATCAATGTTAGTTAGTTTAGCTCTAGGCTCATAAGAGGATATAATTTCCGCTATAGATCTTTTGAGGATTTGTTCATAAACTGGTCCACTAGAATTGAATAATAGATTTGTAGTTTGAGAGCCAATATTAGAGTTAAACGGACGTTCAAAGTTAATTGTTCTGATTAGATGTTCAATAGAGGTTTTGATGGCATTATCATCTAATTTGAAGGTAATATCTCCAGGATGAGAATAGGTAAAATTGGCATTGGATACCATAATATGATTTGTGGTATCAGCGAATTGTATGGAGAATATTACATGTTCAATATTTTCTACGATATTATCTACTATAGTTTTGATTTGGACATAGGCGTTATAGCCGCCGTTCGGTTTCTCATTGAATATTAATTGACCAGAAAGATGATCAGAGATAACCGGCATATCTTCTACCCTATCATATTCGCCTATCACATCATAGGAGTCAATTCCAAGAATTTTGTAATTGACAGGATAGTTTTGTATAACAGGACAATCAGTAGTAACATCAAACCGAAGGATACCAGATTCAATTTGATTGTTGGATAGATTGGCTATATCAAATTGGTAATCAGTATTGTTAATGGAGAACGATAAGAAGTTGGTAGAGGAGGTCGAGTTATTGATTTGTTGGTATTCTGAGTCATATAGATCGGTCATTAGGGAAAGAAGAGCCGGACTATATAGAGTAAGAGAAGCATCAGATTCAATTGATTTGACTTTTCCAATAAAGGAGTTAGAGACATAGATATTATCATCTATTTTGAGATACCGAGTAAATTGGGTATCAAAGCCAGTAATGACAGATGAGTTTGAGTTGTAAGTGAGATAACCTTTACCTGATATGCGTTCAAATGCCGAAGGGTTTGGCATGAAATTCAGGTCTAAGTCCTTGTAGCGTTGAATTGTCGTCATGGTAAGATTGTTATAAATAGAAATAGAGTTAATATTATTTAGCTGTTAAAATACAATATCATTAGAGTTTATATGAAGACAAGAACCGAGAGATTGAAGACGTTTCTGAGAGAATACCCTACTATCAATAAGATGACTAGACGAGAGTTAAGAACAACGATAGAATTCAAAGGTAAAGAAATAACAATACAATCCGCCATGGAACAATTGTATAGGAACGATGTTATTGTATTGCCGAAGAAGGGTTTAATCAGAGAAGTGAAGGATGTTGGGGGAAGAAATTATATCGAGAATACCGAAGAAGGATTCCCTAGTTCCGCTTACGAATATCTGGTTTGGTTAATTCATAGGACAGTTCCAAAATCATATATTAAAAGAATAAAATTTGATTAACATAATTCTTTACTTTTGAATACAGATATAGTATAATAGACAAGAATAAAATCTACTAAATATAAGTATATAAAAGTTACGTTCTTACTTTGAAAGAATAGAAATGTGTTAATGTCACTCTAGTTTTTAAGCTAGAGCGCAAATACTCCCTTACTACATTGTTGTATAGAACAACAGACTAATACTCCCCATCCAAAGTGTGGCGACGACGTCTAGACAAGGTAAAAAGATTTCCCTGAAATGGGTTCAAGTCAGTAAGCAATGAGGTTTGTCGAAAAAATGACATAATGTACAAATAGTGGTATTCGTTTGTACATAAAAAGGCGAACACACGCCAGGATAATCTATCGTCGTAGGAGGCGATAGGATTTCAATTGTTAACTGATAGGCAATTGAAATTGACCGCCGTCATATCGAAGTAGAGATAAAAGGAGATCGGATAACCCCCCTTACCTGTAACAAGGTTCTCTTATCAGTTCATGCAGCTAAACGATGACTTTGCCCCCTTATCATAACACGCTATCAATCTAATTGATAGATCCTAATCCGAAACAAACATTTTTTTAATCCAATTTTATTGTTGGAGTTTGTTATTGTTGTGATAGGGGGGCGAAGTCACGCCTTCTAAACCATCTTAAGATAATGTTAAGATGAATCATCTAAAGCTAATCCAAAAACAGTTAGAATCAAATCTAATCCAG